AATTTGTCTCAAAACTTCGGGAGTTAATTTTCCCTGACTTCGCAGGATTCTGACGCGTTCGTCTATTTTTGCAACCAAAGGAGAAATTCCCTTGTCGTATACATAAGGCGTGCCAAAAACTTGTAATTGTCGAGTAAACATTCTTTGCTCCTTGTTCTTTGGTTATGACTAATTATACTTTACTTATCGTGGCTTGTCAAGGGTTGAATAAAATACGAGACCTTTCAACTATCTTTTTGGCACACCTTTCAAAAAAATTCAATATTTGCGGCTAAGTGAATGAGATTTATAAATTGAATTCAATTCTTTTTCAATTTGTTTTCAAATTGAAAAATACTTTTTCAATATATTTCAATTTTGAATTAAATTGAAATTCAAATTTATTTTACCTTCGTCTTCCTTGGCCCCCATCTGCGTTTTGCTTCTTCTCTGGCCCCTCGCATGTTCATGATAATGGTGTTATCTTTTCTGAGTGGTTGATGGGTGCGGGGAGGCGAAAGCCTCCCCGTCCTTTTCGTTTTTCATTAGATACCCCGCATAATGCGGTAGGGTTTTCCGTCAAAAGCGTATGCAGTCAAAACCCATTTCTTAGCGTCTGCGTAATTCTCCGCATAAGTTGATTTGGTGTTAAAGACTTTCACGATTTCGCGGTTAAAAACCACTGTTGCTTCTTGGAACGTGGTTACTGTTGCGTTCATTTCATTACTCCTGTTTGTTATTGATAAATGTATTTTACTACGAGTCGAAGAACGTGTCAAGGGGCTGGAGAGACCAATTTATCACGAGTTTTTGGCCGCGCAACAAAACACCTAACGGTTGGCTTTACTGGCTAGGCGGAGATAAAGTCAGAAAGCACAACCAACTTTTGAGTATAGATAATGCTTGTGAGCCGCACCGTACCCACTTGTCAAGCGCAAGCAGTGCTAGGCGCTGTCTCTGCTTACAGTTGCTTTTCCCTGCAACGCAATATTTCTTATGTAGGCCATCATGCCTGACCAAGTATCGTGTTTGAAAATTAAAGTTTGTAATTTTCGGCCTACATTTCCTAACCTCTTGAAGAATAGAGATACACAATACCTAATACAAGAGAGATTGGTAATATTATCAAAAAATCTGACAAGATGATGTTTTCTTTCGATTGCATCTAAATATTTCTTAGCGCACAAAGGGGGACGAATAAAATAATCCTTTTCTACAGCAAAGGATACAAGACCCAACCGATTTATATCTTCTTCTGCCTCCGGAAATTCCTCTTTCATAATTTCCATAAAATTTTTGTTCGGGGAAGAGCCAATGCCATCCAACCAAGATTCCCACAATTCTCAAGTTCTAACTCGAACATCGGTTATTGTTCCACAATCTAGGGAATATCCAGATGCAAGTTTATTGTTCATGACTAGTTTCCTTATAGGTAAGTATCCAATATATAAAGCATATACATCACCGACCTGTACCAGAGACGATTCAGTCATTTTCATAAATCCATACTAAAATGTCCAAATATTGAACATAGAAGTTATATAACTTCAAAAGAACTGTTCGATAATCGCGCAGGAATTTCGCCCGATAAAAATTAAATGGGTTGGAAATTTTGGCGTTATTGTTTTGAATCCTTATACGTAGAAGAGCCATAGTTTCTTCTACTGTTATAATTTCGTTATAAATTGAAATATTATAAGGTTTACTTACAGACCACCAATCTAAAATAAATTTCCATAGTTTACCATGAGCAGAATGAAAATCATTCCAAGCGTGTGTGTAACACCATACATTATTAAAGTCTTTAGATAAAGAATCACGATACTCTTTAATTTCTGCATCAAGGAGGTTCAAACGCTGTTCGGGGTCATATGTGCCCATTTTAGTACACCTTTCGAAGTGTTCGGCGTTCTCGATACCATAGCCGTTGTTAATAAAGATTTCCTGCCACTGAATTTTCGCCCCATGTTTCTGAATAAACTTCTTCATTGCTTCTTTGGTCTCGAAGTCATTAGTAATCTATATTTTGTTTCTCCTGTTGTTTATTGAACCGTTTGAGTGCGTTTTTATAGACGGAAAAAGGAACATTTTTGACGCAAAAATCAAACTCCTTAACGAAAGATAGCGCGTCTTCGCGTGTTAGAAAGTTATATTCCTTTATCTTCCGGTCTTCTGCAACCACCCCGTTATTTTTCTGAAAAATATTCTTAAATGTTTCTGAAAGACCCAGGATTTCAGCAAGAGCAACCGCTTCAATCCCACAATCAATATAACGGTCATCCTGAAACCAAACATAAAATTTCCCGGCGCATTCCCCCCATTGTGTCACATCATCTTCAAATTGAGCAATTGTGTGTTTCATAAATTTCTCCTTGTGCTTTATTTAATTATATCACAAAGGGGTCAAAAACTCAAGTAAATTTCGCCCGATAAAAGAACATTTTTACAACACCAGCCAACCTTGCTTAAGTTGTTCCTGCGTTGCCTTGCTTTTTACCAAGCGAGTCCCTACAATCTCGTGAAAATTTCGCCCTACAATATTCTTACAAGAGAGTGGCAAAAAGCCAAGAGAAGAAACTTCACGTTGAAAGCGCACTATATCATGTTCATCTACCCAAAAGTACGTAATAGATGGGTAAGTGGGGCAGGGCTTAAATTTGCGGAGAGTCCATAGATTATTCATGATTAGTTCCTGTTTTTTTGATTTTCGGCCTACAGTTTAACCGTTGGTGTTACCTGCGCTTTGTTATCCGCTATACCTTCATCAAAACCACGACAAGGGTTGTTAGAAGGTGTGCATTTATCACAAAACACCATGCCATTTATCTTATTAACATTGGGAGCTCGAGTTGGATTACGCAGTCTACGATGCCTGTCCCATAAATCGCGCCCACAAGAGAAACAGAAATAATGAACGTTTGCAAAGGATGGTTGACTAGAGCCGATATTGTTCATAACAGCCTCCTAACGGTTTGCGTTAGCCGCCGCCGTGTTTAGCGGACGACTCATCTGCCTGATTGACATCAGGCAGGGGGAATTCGGCTTGCGTGCCTGCGCCAGCGGCGGTCGGCTGCACGCTTTGTTGGGCAGACTTACTGCCAGCAAAGATTTCTTTGAAGGCGTCTTCTTGCCCGCGCTGATATTCAGATAAGCAGTGGACGCACTGACACGGTAATTCGCTCGCCATGTCAATACCATCATACATTGCGTCATCATATCCGCATTGCCAAGCGTCAAAACCGTTTTGCCACGCGCTCGGATTGTGTTCGCTCATACTTTTCTCCTTCGGGGTCTGCCTAACGGTTTTGCTTTAGTGGCGTGGCGGACGATTGCAATACCCGCACAACTTACCAGCGCCTTCATAAACGAGACAACCACATTGGGCGGATGGCGTAGCCACGTCCACTGCAAGCGTAGTTGTATTGCGTGCCGCTCAATTTCTTCAAGTAGAGTATCAAGGCGACGCATTGTATTTTCTAAGTCACGCCTAACTGCCCGTAAGTTTGACAATAACATACTGTAACTCATTTTTCTCCTTTCGGTTTCGGGCGAAGCCGCCCAACGGACTTGCATTACTGGTTTGCGGGCGGGAGTTGAACAACTTCCGCGAGCGGATAAGTTTCCGGCGTAGGTGATGCTTGGGATGGCGCATAATCCCGCAAATCCAGCACATGCGTAGTTAGGCAGGCTTCTAAACATTCGCGGCAAACGTCTTGCCGTAAACCCTGCCGATAATTTATAAACCTACGCCAGCCTTCAAACTGCGGAAGCCCGCTTTCTTTGCCGCACAAATCGCAAACCGTAGTTTGCATAATGCCCGCGCCTTGGATGATGATTGTCTTTTGCATGATAGCCTGCCTATCATTACTCCTGTTTGTGGGAGGAAAGAAGAGCGTGTAAGGTAAATTTTGCCCTAGACAATGGAGCCCATAACAGAAATTGAAAAAGAAATATCATTTGTCGGTAACGCGGCCTCATACACTTTGTGGTCACGAGAAAGAATTACCACCCGTCCCTCATTGAAGGACATGTATAACTCTTTGCAAGTTTCTACAGGGGCAACTACCAACCGATAATATTTGCCCGAAAAATATCGGTATAAGAAATTTCAATCTCATAAATCATGATTTATTTACCCAATTTTCGCCTAACAAATTTGTTATAATCCCCGCTCTTTAAAATAGCGGGCAATTTCTAGTACCAATTCGACACGCTCCCTCAATTCCCATTCATACCGGTATAAAACTTTTCCGTTTTCAAATTCTTTGCAAACGTATTCGGATTCATCTTCAAAACGAATCTTAATCATCTTAATCTGCGTCCCATCCTTGCTAATTGCCCCCGATAAATAATGATGGTAATCCCATATGGAATCCCGCACCGCATAAAAAAGAATATGCCAACCGCTACACATAGCGGTATACTTTTCGAATTTGTGCACATAAGCAGGATATAAACGCGAAATACCTGTAACGTTTTCGATGTAGTGCGCGATTACTTCTTTCTCGTCTATCGAGACATTAATCATTTGCTGATTCGCATATGATTTAACATCTTCAATCTTTTTCATCGCTTCACGTTCCGCCTCACCAATCACAGCGTTTACAGATTCGAGCGTCGGGTGAGAACGAAGAAAATTAAGAATCTTTTTAATTTTTTTGTTGTCCATTTTATACTCCGTCTGTTAGATAACCAATTATATCACATATTGCAAACAATTACAAGGGTAAATTTCCCCCTATAAATATCTACCCCCAAATATCCTTGTACACAGCCATAACTAATTCTTTACATTGGTCGGGCAAGTCATAAAAGGAGATTATTTTTCCCCAATCCGAAAAGTTTTCCTCCACCCATTCCTTATCTTCGGGGGAAAATTGCCCGCCAACTTCGCCATGTTGACAAAAACCTTGCGGGTTGTATGGGCAAGATGACATCCCTAAATATAGCGAATTTCCGCCCATGTCATAATGGCCCATGAAAATAACGGAGTATCTATCCCAACAGGAATCTCCACTGTCAAAACATACAATGAGGGCCGGCGTTCCGTCTTCGTTATATTTTTTCGTTTCCCACCTGTTTACCAATTCATTATAATAATTCAACCCTTCCGGGGTAAGGTGATTTTCGTCGCACAGGGTCGGGGACGCCTTAAATCCCATGCGCTTTAATTGTATGGGGATAGAGTGACCCGTTTTCTTGTCGCGGTTAGTTGGGCCCAATTCGCCCCATAACATGTTATACACATAATAGGCTTCACAAATATCAGAAATTAAATTATCCATGTTTTATTTTTTCCTTTCTGGTGATGCTTTGATTATAGCACATGACCATCATTAACCAATACTAATTTTTGTTTTAGACTTATATCAGACAATAAGAGTCTTATTATCTGATATAAATCCCCCCGTTGTACTGATTTTCCCCCTATTTGTGATTGATTTGTGCTACAATCGCTTTAGCCATTTCCACAGGGTATGACCATTCTTCGACCCAGCGACGCACTTTTTCCGATTTCCCGTCAAACGTTTCCGGGTCAAACCCCATACACTCGGAAAATAAAACGCTACCGTCTAAGCGAAGGCCATCTGTTTCGCGGGGGTAGAACACATAATCCGACATGTGGTCGGTACAAACGATAACAGCTCTGTCTTCGTGACCCCGAACAGGCCACATGCGAGCGTCAGGATACACACTTTCAGGGTCGATGTTGTAGAGTTTCATTTTTGCCTCTTTGTTTTGACGGTTAATTATACCCTGCTTTAGCCGCAGAACTCATACTTGTTAGAGTCCATGACGTTCGCGAGCGGCGGCGAGCATGGCGGAAAAAGTAGCATAGTCCTTGCGGGCCTGCTTGTTCCCGCCGTCAATCCAGTTAAGATGTTTACCCGTAGTAACGCCCCATTTATTTTTGGACACTACCAGCCCGTCCACATTGTCATAATAAGCTACAATTGTATCGTAGGAATAGTATAGGTTAATGTTTCCAGTCTTAACAAGACGGGTATTAAAACCATAATTATTATTTGTATATTTGCCCCAGTTTTCGATGGTGGGAAGAGTAGTCATTGCTTATCTCCTTTTGTTAGATTACAGTTTTTGGTTTCGATGGTTTAATAATACTGCCGTTACTCTACTCTGTCAAGGGTTTTAGACCGCCAATTTTTAACGATTTTTTCGCTGACTGCCGCTGGCGTAGAGTCTGCTCGATTTATACCAGCATTGTACCAGACTTTTCTATTAAAAGATTAGATTCCTGTTATTATCATCCTCTACAAATTAAAATATTGTAGGGTTTTACTCTTGTTACAAAAATAAAAATTTTAACAGGTTATAAAACATTAGTTCTTTTTGAATTTTTCGGATAAGATTATATCACAAGAGATTTAAACCTGTAAAGGTTTTTGGCGGTAATTGTGATAAATTTAACTTGTTGGTGCAAACGGGTTTCTAGCCAATTCTGCGGGCGGAAAGGTATAAAGTATTGTTTTTTTAAATTTTGTTCAGCGCGGGCATTCTGGATAGGATTCTTATGTTTATACGAATTCGTGAGAAGATATTTATATATAAAATCATAATAAATAATTTACCAGTGTATAATTAGAATTCGTTCATTTTAGGATTGACAAGAGAAAAAACTTCAATCTTAAAACCTTAAAATTTTATTTTTACTATTGACAAATAAATTATTATATGGTGGCAACTAGACCTTAAAATATTTTTTAATACTTATTTATAACTTGACGGCGGGAAGATTATATGCTATCAAAAATTTCGAAAAAAGTATTTAAATGGAATTAGAACAAAAATATATAAAGGATAGAACACAATCTTAAAAAATGTTTTTTTCTGTATTATGATATTGACAATATACGGGCGCATATAATATAATGGCGAAAATAAAACAAAAAGAAAAGGAATCAGAAAATGAATACATTGATTAACCAATATCGCAAGAGTCTGACACAGGCGCGAAAGGCCTACCGCAAGAATCCCACGAAAGAAAATCAGATTATGCGCGATATTGCGTGGGGGAATCTAATCGCAGTATTAAGAAACAAAAAGTAAAAAACGATTATCCCCGTCACATGGCGGGGATAATTTTTTAAGGTTTAAGCGCTTGACAACTTTTATAAAATCCGTATAATGTGAGTATAACCTAATCACAAAGGATGATAAAAAATGAATACAGAAAAAGGTCAGTCGCTTGTTGAATTCGCCGTATTACTCCTGATTGCGGCAATCTTCGCCGGGGTGATTGCGCTTGCGCTGAGTACCATTTTCGGCGGCGGACCTAACTTGTCGCAGGCCTGGTTTAATGCCTTATGTGCAAGCGGCGGACAGTGGGCGTGCCGGTAATTTGGGTTATGCCAGGGCAGGGTATAGGGTTATACCCTGCCTTATGGATAACCCAAAAAAACAAATAAGGAAAAAATACATGTATAACCATACTGTTGGCGAAATAATTGTTTATTCAATCCTTTTGACGGGGGCGGGCGTGTATCTGGTATTAGTATTATTTGGAATATGCTAACATGACACGGCAAATTATAATCACTCTGGCAATACTGACGGGTAGGGAATCTACTCACAGCGCTATTGCAAAGGGTTTAATCTTACGCCGGGAATATGAGCAAGCATATAATACAGCACATGAGTTATATTTAAATCACTGGACAGTCGCCCCGGCGGAAAATGGATACAATGCGATACAAAATATACCGCGCTGGAAAAGACGGATTAGGTAATAAAAAAAGGATAATATAAAATGAATAAATACGCGATTGTTAACGGACTATATCGTCAGAATGTATATAATGTTAGAGATGGACGCGGACATTATAAAAATTATACTCGTTATTATAACTTAGACTTTTCCTTTTTTCTTGTGAGTATAGCAGGCACTAACAGAGGATTAATCGATTTTAAGGAAAACAAGAATCCCAAAATTATTTTTGTTTCAAAAAAAATTAAAAAATTTGTTAACTTCAATCCTGCGAGAATGGACATATAGTCATTTAAAGCCAATCGGAACCGATGCCTCGGAATCTATACGTAAAATTTTCAATGAACCTTTGGATGCGGAAATTACTAAAAGGTTTTATGAGTTTCAAATTTCCAAAAAATAAATAAAAAAAATAATACTCTGCTGAAGCAGGGTATTATTTTTTAAGGTTAATGGTATAGTTAAGATACTTAATAGTTAATAATACTTAACTATTAAGTATCTTAACTGTTCGTATAGTTAACTATGTACTCTCAATCTTTACAGTGTTTAGATTATGTAAGTACACTTTACTTAATGTCAAGTATCCTTTACATTATATACGATACTAGAGGGGGGCGGAAGGGCAAACCAAGATAATCATACATATATTATTGATAATATACTATTATCAATAATAATTTGGGGGGTATTTTACAAGTGGACGCCACCCCTCCCGCTCATAACCCATGTAGCGGTTTGATTCACACATCCCCGACAAGGGAAGTTGCATAGGCAAAACCTGTATGTACGATACAGAAAAACCCATTTGCAAGGCATTGTTTGAGCATAGGGTCAAAATGCCCCATCACAAACAAAACCTTATGTGATATACTTAGACGTGAAGAAATCGCTATGGAGTAGCATTTCACTGGCTTGGGATTGGTTATTTTTCCTCATTAACTTTCATGGAGTAGAAAATCTACTCCATGACTTTCATGGAGTAGAAAATCTACGAGTTAATTAATATATATGTATTAATTAATTAATTAATTAATTAATTAATTAATTAATTAACTCGTAGAAATTCTACTTCTTGAAACTTCCGGTAGTTTCATGGAGTAGAAAATCTACCTCTTGACTTTTCAAGAGAAGTGTGGTATACTTTTTAAAGCTAAAAAAACACCAGGAAATGAAATGCAACTCTATATAGGAGAAATCGTGTCAAAATCAACAAATATAAAAATTCCCACCAGTTTTTAGGAGAGATAACCACTCCCCTTACACCCGAAGGACTAAAAGAAATTTAAGAATTATTATATCCACCCCTGCAATATGCAACTACCATCCTTATTGAAAAAAGGGGGGGGGCATATATATGGCGTTAGTGTAAATGGTGTAAGAGAGTTTGTAAGCGACGTATTGTACAATGCAGTTAAAAGGGAACTCGCATAGTTAGAGTTGTTGTGTTGGAAATGTAGATAGGAGTAAAATTTGCAAATACCAGACGAATTCGCAAACAATGTTGTAACTTATAGTGCTCCTGCGATAAAGCTGTTTTTCTATTTTCGGTTTCTTCTTATTGAACAGCAAGTGACCTCTCAATTTTATGATTATCCGTGTGCTTATCAAACGCTACGAGAGAAAGCGGGTGTAAAATCCAATCCCTTGCTACGTTCTGCTCTAAAAGAGTTGGAAGATACGGGATGGATTCAAATACTAAAGAAGGGTCATTACAATAGAATTTCTAGAAAAAAGGAAAGCAACGTTTATCGGATTACGAATTATAAAGATTTAGACAATGCTCTTGTGTCTAGCGCTGTATCTACTCAATCGGCAGACACCGTGCAGCTATCAAAAGCAATCAAACAATTGAAAGGAAGTTTAAAAAATGACAACGAGTAACACCTTAATAAGTGCTTTATATTTTATAGACAGACTCGAAACAGAAATTGGGGATGGGGTCAAGGTAAAACTTGAAGTTTGCGAGGAAGAAATTCTTAAAATTATTGTGCATTGGGAAAGTTATGATTTTACGTTTAGTTACTCTTGTCACGCAAACAACATCAAGGGAATGAGTGATGAAGCGTTTATCTCCTTTTTCGTAGTATATGTTAAAGCCAAATTTCGCGCAATGCTGAATGTGCAAAACTCCCTGTAAAGACCGTTGACAAATTTCAGTCTTTGTGGTATACTTAAATAAAAATTCCAAGGAGTCTTATGAAACACACCGTTGCCAATCCGCATTTCCCGGACGTAAACGAAAGAATTTGGAACGAAGATGCCTTATATGAGTTCATGAAGAAAATGAACCTTCTTGGAATTTCTGAGAACGATAAAATTCTTGTTATCAAGACTTGGAATGAGGCAGTTGCCCAATACATCATAGGTTCCCAAGCGAAAGATTAATATGACCCGATTATCTAAGATTTTACATAGCGCAGAATACAAAGGTAGTAGATATATTTATAAATTGATTCGTATTGGAGCAGGTGTAAAATATCCAAGAGGGAATTGCATGGCTACCGTCTTGGATGTAGAAGCCGACCCGATGGCGTGTGAATTTCCGTTGCCAAATTATAAGGAACTGGCGTTTGAGTGGGGAGAAAGAAACATTCCGTTTCGCAAGCGCGAAAATGCTCTCTCCAAGGCAATTCTGTATCATTATTACTTTCAAGATTTTGAAAAGTACGCAAGGAACAAAAAACTGGACACATTAGTTCCGTACTTTCGAGCAGAAATAATCGAACTGGTTCCCTTTGAGGGTGTGGATATTACCGAAGCGATTGTCGAAACCTGGTTGGATTACAAAATGGACGAGTTAGGAATGTAAACAAGGAGAAATACGAAAAAGATTAATTTTGTTATTGAGAGGGAATTGGAAAGTCCAATCGAACACAGAGAGGTTTGAGATGCTCATTTTAATTGACAAGATACTTCGTTTTCTTTTACAATTCAAAAAGATACGCATTAGAAATACTCACGGAAGATAATATGGGTTGGTATGATTTTTTTGAAAACATTCTTGTCGTTTTGAATAAAATAAGAATTTTCTTTATCCGCGTGTTTTGGTATATACTTGTCTTTGCCTTTGTCGGATATGCTGTAATCACTCTGTTTGGCATATGCTATTTTACTTGGAAGTTTCTAATTTTTATCGGAGTATTATAAATTCCTAGAATTCTTTTGGATGTGGATTACTGTATTGCGCTTCTTCATGACGAATGGTTAATTCGATACAATCGTGATTACGATGATAGCCTGATGGGTGAGGATATATCCGAGTGGAATATGACCAAGTTTGTCAAACCAGAATGCGGGGTAAAGATTTATGTTTATTTAAACCAGCCCGATTTGTATAATACGACGTGTCTCATAATCAAAGCGCTCAAGTAACATACCGCGCATATGATTGGGAGGACGTATTGCCTATTATAGTGCTGTTGGAGGAACATAATGATTGATGATGTATTTTATCAGAATGTTGGCAAGCGTACTTTTAAAGATTGTAAAGAAAGGAACACTCCTTTAACACTTTTATCTGTAGAGGCGAAGACAGAATGGTATAAAGGCTATGACATGGCGAGAATTCCCGCAAACGGCCATAAAGTCGGTTGGAGTTATTATGAAGGGGAATGTGGGCAGTACGGAGATTATGCGAAATCTGAAGTTGAAAACATAGTAAAGAAAATGAATTGTATGGATAATGGATACCCGCTGGTTTACTTTGTTATTCCTCCTTCGTAAGCATATAAACTTGGAGAATATCACTATTGAAAAAAATACAACAATTCTCAGTTTTAAGATTGGAAAGTAAGAGACTCAAAGAGTCTAACTATAACATAAAAAAGTTCTCTATTGAAGACTCTGCCAAAAACGGAGAGATTATATTGATGGCAAACTCTCAATTGATACGAACATTATTGAGAGTGTGCGGAAGAGAGTATAATGCGGCGGAACTAGATGAACTTGAAGCACAAAAGAAATTCTTTCGAAAGCGGAAAAACACCCAAAAAAACCGCGAAAGATTTTCTCAAATATTATCCAGAATAGAAAATATTCTTTTCATTCCTGAAATAGTTAGCGTTTATTTTACAGACAGACGCCACTATAACAACATCCTGAACAGGGATGGTTTTTTTGTTTTAGGGAAGAGGTATGTCCCCTTCATGGCAAGCGCAGGGATGTTACGCAGAGACTCGGTGTTATTTATTGACGCTACAATACGAGATAAAATTCTAGAAATATTCGAAAACAATCGAGATACATCGGTTCCATTAGTCCCGTCAAAATATTCTGCATACTTTAGTTTGTACTCGTCATCGTCCTACGAAGTTACATTTCCCAGAATTGCAGTTGTTCCAGATAAAATTATAAAAGCGGCAAAGAGAGTTAATTACGGAAAATATATAGCAGAAGGTGTTGACCCGCTTGTAGTAGAAAAAGAAATGGAACTGGAATTTAACGCTTTTGATGGGCAGGGCTTATGCTCTCCTGAAATCGCAGAAGTTTGGAAAAAAGAACTTGAACTGGATTATCTTCCCTCCTATTTTGGAGTACGTGCCCCGTTTATAAAAGGCCAATGCACCGTTTTCGATTTTCACAAATTCGGAAAAGAAATTGCCAACTCTTCTTTTATAACAGACATATACGGAAAAACAATTTCTATACAGGATGTAGACTGTATTATATCTGAATCACAGTTTAAGTTATGGAACGCTTATACGAGTACAGAGTTTTATGTACAAAGTTGTAAGGATAATAATTTAGGTTGGGGAATAACCAAAGTTCCTCCGAAGCGCGATAAAAACCACGCAAGAACCAGCTATCAATTTCTGCAAGTATTGAATTTATCGGATGACGCAATTAAAAGATTATGTAAGCCAACGCTAGACTGGATAAATGAATCAGGGGGGGCGGAAATAATGTCCACTCTAATGTATTCGTTGGGGGAAACCGATTTTACAGAAGGCTGGTTCGAAAGAGCGGATGTAATTACACAAGCGCTTTTATTGAATAACTCGTTGTTGAATGATGGATACGTTAGAAGTCACTACTCGTCTTCTCTTTCCAAAAAGATGAATGACGCCAAAATGGGAAGGCTTTATTTAGAGGGAAATTATCAATGTATGATTTCAGACCCTTACGCCCAATGTTCTCACATTTTTGGAATTGAGTTTTCCCCTCTTCTTCAGGAGGGTCAGCATTATTCTCAATACTGGAATGAGCGCGGTGTGGATAGAGTTGCGGCAATTCGCAGTCCGATTGTTCATCATGGAGAAGTTGGGGTATTGAACCTGCAATCTAATCCACAAGTTACAGATTGGTACAGATATATCTATAGTGGTATAGTATATCCGGCCAACGGTGTTGGAATCGATACGATGATACATGGAGGAGCCGACTTTGATTTGGATATTGTTTGTACTGTGAACAGCCCAGAAATAATATCGGGAATAATACCTGACCTTCCGGTGGTATATGATGTTGTGAAGCCCGAAAAAGTGGAAATTCCAACATCGCATTCTAAAATTGTATATGAGTCTCAGCTTTCCCAAATAAAAACCAACAAGATAGGTTTTTACACAAATGTAAGTTCGTCCTTGTATGCGATGTTAGCGGATTATCCAGAAGGAAGTCATGAAAGAGAAATCATCTTAAATCGACTGCGATGGGGGAGAGTTTTACAGGGAACCGAAATAGATAAAGCGAAGGGAGTAAAAGTTGACCCCTATCCGGAGCATTTCACAAAGTATAAACGTATAAGCGAAGAAATGGACGAAGAAGAAAAAACCCAATCCGCGCTGAACAATTCCCTTATTGCAGAGAAACGTCCTGTTTTTATGAGATGGTTGTACGCGGATTATAACGCGCGATACAGAAACGAAAGACAAACTTACGACACAATATCTCGTACCAGATGGGGCAAACCTTTTGAGGAAATTGAAAGGCTTTCGGAAACAGAGGAGCAAGTAAGATTGGTTGAGCGCTATAAGAGAAAAACATTTTTTATAGACAACGATTCTACGATGAATCGTATCAGCCGATATATAGAAAACAGCCTTCGAAATTTCAAAAGCGAATTTTCAAAAAATATATCTTCTTTTGATTATACCGCTTTGCTAAGTGGAAAAAATGTATCTCCCAATATAGAAACACTTAACAAATTGAAAGTTCTATATAAAGAGTATAAGAGTCTTAGGAAAACCTTGTATAGAAACGGGTCTAGCGAAATCTCCTTTGAAGACAATCAGGAAATATGTAAATACATAAACCAGAAGGCATATCGAACCATCTCTTCAAACGGAGCGGAATTGGCGGATATGACAATACTTCTATGCTATACCATTATGGGGAAAAACTCGAAGTCTTTTCTATGGAATGTATTCGGGAAAGAAGTTTTGGAAAATCTTAAAGGACGCCATTCAGAAAAGTATGTTCGTGTTCCGATGTATAACGATAAAGGCTCGTCCAGATACTTATGGTCAAATTACGGAATATATAAAATTCAAATAAAGGAGTAATCCTTGAAAATATTATATAACGAAGAAGTAATGGGTAAGATGCTTTTAGAGAAAGGGTATAGCAATGGCTATACCTTTTATGAAACATTATTGGTTGCGAGATATTTATATCATAAAGACGGTTTGAAGGGCGTTCCCCTGAAGAAAAAAATAATTGCACATATCGAGGTACACGACCCCCTTTTTGCATCTCATACCCGGTATAGTATGCTTAAGGAGATTATGAAAAAATCAACCCTTCCTTTTGTGTCTACAGGAACAGTGACCATTTATGAGGATGAGATTTCGAAAATCAGGGAAATAAAGAACTTCAAATTTCAGAAAATAGCGCTTGCTATTTTATTAGTTTCAAAACGTGCGACAAACAAGGGTACAATTAATATCCAGTCTTTTCGTGAAGTAAAACATCTTGTAAGCCATAAAATAACAAGGCAGGATATTCTAAATTGTTTGTACCACATGAGAACAAATTTGATGATAGAAGTATTTGACGCTCATAAATTCAAGGAAGATGCAAAAGTCTGGTATAAAGTTATCTTTTCGAGAGACCACGGAATACCTGTTTTTATAATCGAAAACGATAATGATGCAAAAAAAATAGGAAAACGATACGAAGAACATTGCGGTGGGATTATCGGCTTTTGCTCATGTGGCGCAGAGTTTATTCGCACAAACAATTATCAAAGAATGTGCTCAAACTGTGCGGCAAAAAGAAAACATCGTAAAGTGAATGTGTAGGGCTTGCAAGGGGGCGAATCTATATATGGACAGGAATAATATAAAATGATTGGGAAAAATATATCAACCAGAAAAGAATTTGTAAAGGTTGTTGCGAAACGTGCAAATTTTACGCAAGGGGATGTTGAAATAATTTTAGATACAATAACGAAAATTTTCGAGGAAGCCACTCTGGAAGGGGTTGAAATTAGAGTTAGAAAATTTGGCAGGCTTTATCATCAAACTCTACCCGAACGAAAAGGCGGTTTGAACGGAAAAATCCTCCCTCCCGCCAGGAGAACCGCCTTTAGACTTGCGGACAACATACGTTCTGGCGGACTTATTTGTTACGACAATGAAGAAGAAAGTATACAAGAGGAGGAAACTTAATGGATATTTTTAGCGCTTTATCGCCGAAGTTTTATAAGATAGATACAAATAGATTCCCTGTATGGGGAATAGACACAAGTTTTTATTCTGCCCAAATGGATTGGGACACGTTTAAAAAAGCGGGCGGAACATTCGCTATTATAAAAATGCTGGGCGGCATAAAAGTGGATGTGTGGTTTGAGAAAAATTATGTATCTGCAAAAAAAGCTGGTGTACTAGTTAGCACATATCAATGGTTATATTCAAACGCCTTAGAGTCTGTTGTGTTACAGGCATCCAAATATGCCGAAATGCTTAAACAATATCCTGTAGACTTTTACCCTTCTATAGATTATGAATGGTATCCTTCTAGAAATCCTGTTTCTACAGACTTGGAAAAATATGTTGAAGAGTTTGAATCCAGAAGTAACTATAAATTAATGATTTATTCTGCCCCCGGATATTTAAGAGACAATAATTATAAGTTAGGAAACAAGTTTTCGTCATATCCATTGTGGGTGGCTCACTACGAAGTATCCAACCCCGATGTTGTTGAGCCTTTTACGCACTGGACTTTTTGGCAGGCAAGCGAAAGAGCGGACGGAAAATCTTTAGGGTCTTCGGTGTACGGAGAAACAGAAATTGATTTGAATTATTTCAACGGCTCTTTGAGCGATTTCTTTGAATTATGTAATGTTTCCGGGGGAACGGATGTAAAAAAAATTCCTTCAAATCCTGATACAGAAATAATTTTGGACGGAAAGAAATATTCGGTAAACACGGACGTTCTTAATTTAAGACCGGAACCAAATACAAGCAAACCTGCAATCAAAAAATTATATATGGGCGAAATTCTTCATGGGATAACTAAAAACGTAGATGGGTCTTGGGTTAAAGTTTTAACATCGGAATCTCTCGTTGGCTGGTGTTCTATTCAGTATTTAAGATTAATATCTGAAAATCATGAAGAGCCTAAAGAGGAATATAATTCCCCTGTGAACACAACATCTGTTTTGGAATCGCGGAATTTATTTGGAGGAAAAGCGGACTATAAAAAATGGTCTATTGCTACACCTAGAGGGAATATAATTTATCATATTGTTAAAATTAAAAAACAATATGCTGAAATTTTTATAACCCCGCGCCCATCATCTGTTTCCTATGTTCACTCGTTTTTGACAAGATACAAGTTGCAAATTGCAATTAACGGAGACGGCTTTGCTTCCGTAAAAAAAGGTTCTCAGTGGCAATTGATTATGGCGGGGCAGTCTGCAAGCAAAGGCCAACCATACGGAACTGCTAATGCAGAAGGGGCTATTTACATTTCCAGAAATGGGGAAGCATCGTTTTCAAGACCTCCCGAGAAGGATTTATGGAACGCCATTGCCTTTCCTAATAAACTTGTCGAGAACGGTACGAAGGCAAAGATAACCAGAACAGACTTAGACCCGCGAACGGCTTTAGGATTTACAAAAGACAGTGATATAATTATAGTTGCAGTAGACGGAAAAGAAACTTATAATTTAAATCGTAGCGGAGCATCCTTTGACGAACTTGCTACGGTTCTTATAGAAAACGGGGCATGGATTGGGGTAAACCTAGACGGTGGGGGAAGTACAACACTGGTTATCGAAGGAGAGAATAAAACTCCCGAAATACTGAATGTGCCGTGCGGAGAAAATTCCATAAATGTCGGCGGAAAGGTATACCGTCTTAGACCGGTAGCCAACCATTTTGGCGTATATATAAAATAGGAGGCGGCATGGAAGAATATTGGCAAACAAGAATACGCACTCCAAACATGACTCAGTTTATCCCGTGGACGTTATATCCAAAAAAGGGAGGTTTTGGCGCAGGCGGCCAAAACAATTGGTCTGAAATCGGAGGAAATCGCTTGAAGTTTATCAAAGACCTTAATAACAATGGGCCAGTTCTTCAGAACATGATTTGGGAGCGGGGCGGAAGTATTTATGTTTATGTTCCCAAAAAAGGGGAGCCATATTATAAGAAAGCGTGGCAAGCCCCCGCTGTTCGTTGGCCCCGTATTGGGGTTGTATTCAATGTTGTAAAAGTTGTTGAACGCGAAGGGGACTGGAATCGTATTGAAGGGATACCTGCCGATGCGGAATTAAGCACAGATTTGATTAATCGCCAAAAGACTCCTTGGTTGGTACATCGGATATGGTGCGGCGGTAAAAAAGACAGAAGCGGAAAAATAGCATTGAGGAACATGCCAAAGGGAGCCGCAGACATGGGTCTTTTTGAACCGGTAGGACTACCAGGAACCGGGGGAGATGGTCTATGGTTGCACATATCTTCTTTGGAAAAAAGATTAGATGACCCTCTTGCCCCACTCGTGCCCCCTGACGGGGTTGTGGTATACGATAATTCCCTTACAGGAAACTATGATGCTGTAACCTTTTTGCGCGGCTCTATAATTTGGCAAAGGCCGCAAGAGGGTTCCCAAAAAATAAGAAAACTTATAAAGAGTGAAACCTTGTTAGTATACGAGATTGTTGGAGACTGGTATAAAGTGTTCGAGGGATGGATAAAAAGGTAAAACTCACCCTTGACATATTTAGGGTTCTATGGTATTATTAATACAATCACAAAGGTAGACCTGTGTGAGAGTTTCATAGCCCTTATATTTAGACCGCCTTCGCGGAAGGCATTAAAGGTCTGCGCTTCCAAAAGTTTTTGAACGGGCATGAAACAAAAAAAGATGATTGGTTTCGCCAATCAATATATAAAATAATGGGCGCGGCGTGGATGTAGTACACGCGGAAAAGGTGAAGAATCCTCGAATCTGAGGCCTGCAATCGAGGAGGAATAGAACCGATTAATCCAAATGCGTTCGACAAGTCCCATAACCTTGACGCAAAGAGGAGGAGCGCTCTGAGGGCAACCCGGCCTCTCGCCCATTATTTTTCTTATTTTTATTTCGTGGCATATGGAGTTGTGTGCGGAGTGGCCCGCAACCAGTCTTGAAAACTGGACTATCGAGTAATCCTCGATAAGAGTTCGATTCTCTACGGCTCCTCTTGAACATCAAACGTTTTTTTTCGTAAAATTGCCGTTATTTTTGTAGCCTGTATGGAATATAAAGAAACTCCGATACGTGTCTAATTCTAATATAAAATTTTCTAAAATACAATATTTCCATAGTTAAAACCAAAGGAAATTATGCCAATAAAAGATGAGTTTTATAAATATTGGAGAGAGCGCTGGCAAATTAGAAAATCTTAGAGACATCTGCAAACGTTGTAGAGACCAGAAGCGCGTTTCTTGCGTGCTACCTTGCAAGAATATGAGAAATAACCGAAAATACTGCGGGCTGGAAATGTCCAAGGTGTAAACAGATTAATTTTTCGGCTCATCAATATTGTTCTATATGTCATATGAAAAAGCCATGAGGCTTTACTAAAAGGAGTATTTTATCTTGAAGAACGAAGTATACAAGGAGTGTTTTGAAAGATGGGCGAATTCTGCTGGAAACCAGCCGTTTTGGAAAGAACTATCCGAAAGGCACGGCTATTCAAGCCCTGAGGCATTGCGCTCTCAGTTTAAGCGAGAGAGACGTAAGCGGGGTGACAATAAAACCATGCAATCCGCACAGCATAATTCTCCCGTTGGAATTTTGAAGTCGCCTGTAAGAGCAGTAGTTGTTGATATTGAAACCCTATACCCAATTTACGCGAGTTGGAACACTTACGGTGTCGACTTATCTCCCGACATGTTGCTGGAAGAAGGATGTCTCTTGTCTTGGTCAGGAACGGTATATGGAGAAGATAGCATTCAAGCCGATATTATGACTCCGAAGGAAGCAAAGGGAAGAGATTCTTATCGTGTGGTAGATAGTTTGTATCGTTTCTTGGAAACTGCTCATATTGGCATTGGACATAATTCTACAGATTTCGATTTCAAGTTAGCCAATACCTACTTTTTGGATTATCGATTTCCTCCTGTGAAGTTCCAAAAGATTGATACATTTCAAATTCTTAGAAAACATTTCAAACTTCCTTACAATCGCCTTGCTTATGTTAATAAGCGATTTGGAATTCGAGAAAAGATGCCAAACGAAGGTTTTGGGCTGTGGCGTAAATGCGCCGAAGGAGACCAAGAGGCTCTTGATACAATGCTAAAATATAACATCGAAGATGTTCTTGCAACTTCTGAACTATTTACATTAGTTTATCCGTGGGCAGATAATCTTCCCTCGTTCTCTCCGTATGCTCCTCAAGGGGAAAAATCTGTATGCTCTTGTGGCTCAGAGGATTTGGAACCAGCGGGAGAATGGCGATTAAATTTAGGTGTCTACGAAAAATATCGTTGCAAGAATTGTGGTTCTCTTGTTAGAGGGCGCAAGAACTTGATGCCAGTAGACCAGCGTAAGCAACTTCTAGTAAAGTTATAGATTTAAAAAATAAGGATTTATGAAAATAATCAAAAAGGGAAATCTTCTAGAAGAAAAACTTACGAACGAAAAAGAATGCGAAAGAGGAAGATATGTTTTATCTATTAAATTTTTTACATCTTATTTCGTGTGATGGGAATAGCATACTAGCATGAGATAAGTATATAATCTGGTTTATATACTGAAAAAGTTGACTAGATATAAACTGGATTTATGGGGGTATAGAATGTCATTTATTCTTGGGGGAATTCTGGGGGTTTTATAGACGCAAGTTGGGGGAATTTTATTTTTCCCGCCTGCGTAGCTCAATTGGAAGAGCAACCGCTTTGTAAGCGGTAGGTTATGAGTTCAACTCTCATCGCAGGCTCTATCTGTGCCGTCATGGTTATGACGGCTATTTTTGTTTTAGGAAGGAGAATCGTAGTGTCACCACAATCAAGAAAGAAAAGAACGGTATCCCCTGACACAAAAATTCCTGAAGGAAGTTATTACTGTAGAGTGTGTCAAAGACTCCGCTCAAAAAACTATTTTTACGAAACTACTAACCCAGAGGTTGATACATGTGGGTATATGTCTGTTTGCAAGGAATGTTTAAATACATTATATGTAAAATATTACAACATTTATCACAACGTAGATGCGGCTGTTCTAAAAATATGTCAGTTGTTCGACATAAAATTTGACCAATCTGCAATTGCGGCGGCTTTAAAGCATTATGAAAATAACGGCACAGAGTCCGATAAATTTATTGGAATGTACAAAACAAAATTATTGCTTATGAATCGTCACAGAACCACGGACAGAATAGAAGATATTGATTTGCGATATAATCATCCCGTAAGCATTACGATAGCCGCTCCTCCACAGGCGGAGGTTGGAAGCGAAGACCTTAAAGAATTGCGTGCGTTTTGGGGAGAGGGATTTAACATTAATGATTTACAAATTTTAGAAAAAAAATTTTCTGATTGGTCGAAAAGTCATTCGATAGACACGCAATCTGAGAGAGTTCTTTTGAAGTTCATTTGTTTGAAGGAATATGAAATAGACAAAGCTATTTCTTCGAAGTCTGGTACGGCAACTCTCATGAAGGAGTTTCAGGAACTTCTAAAGACTAGCGCCTTGTCCCCGAGTATGGCGAGTGCGTCCAGCGGGAATAAGAGCATGGAAGCATTTGGAGTTTGGGTAAAAGAAATAGAATCTGTTACCCCTGCAGAATGGATAAAAGACAAATCCATCTATAGGGATGTTGATAACATTGAAGAATACGGGGATAAATATATTACGTCTCCTTTACGCGCTTTTATTACAGGTTCAAAAGAATTTTCCTTAGAGGATGATTCAGAAAAGGATGACGACACAGAATTCGGTATGGAGGAATAATATGGCGCAGAATTTTACAGGCACATATAAACAAAGAGCCTCCAACCCAGAAAATCAATTCAATGCGCCGAAGCAGATGATTCGCTCAAAAGAACTTGACGAACAGCGCAGAATAAAATTGATAGATTGGATAACCTTTTATAGACGCAACATGCACCGATTTGTGGAACATTATTTTGGCATAGAGTTATATTTTTATCAAAAGATATGGCTTTATTTTATGTCTACAAGAGATTCGTATGTGGCAATTGCGTCACGCGCCTCTGCTAAAACATGGTTGGTTGGCGTTCTTGCGGTTGCCAAGGCGGTTTTATATCCGAACTCTGAAATTGTAGTTGTAAGTTCTACTAAAGAACAAGCGGGTATAATCATTGAAGAAAAAATAAAAGGTCTTCAAGAGAATTATCCGAACGTAGCGAGAGAAATAAAAAACATAACTACAAACATGAACAAATGGCAGGTTGATTTTCATAACGGCTCTGTTATAAAAATCGTAGCGGCCAGAGATAGTTCTAGAGGTAGACGTTCCACTTTTACAATATACGAAGAGTTTCGTCTAATCGATAAAGAAGTTCTAGACTCGGTCATTCGCCCCTTCTCGTATATTCGTCAGGCTCCATATTTAAAAATTCCAGAATGGAAAAATTACGGAGAAGAGCCAAAAGAAGTCTTTATATCCTCAGCTTATCATAAAGGTTTATGGTGGTTTGATGAGACCAAGAAAAACATAATGGATTTTCTTCGAGGCGGAAACTCAGGATTTATTGCGTTTGATGCACGAATAGCTATTCATCATCACATAAAGACAAAACGCCAACTAAAGAACGAAATTTCCAAGATGGATGAGATTACGGCCCTCGAAGAATATTACAATATTCCTTGGGGGGAAAACTCTGATAGTTATTTCAAACTGAAACAATTTTCTCGTTCTAGAAATGTAGAACGAGCGTTCTATCCCCAAAAGCGAGATACATTCAACAGTAAAAAGAATCCATATGATATTCCCAAAATCGAAGGGGAACTGAGAATATTATCGTGTGACGTTGCTCAACGGTCAGGAAAGGCGAATGACCTTTCTATAACGTGGTGCATAAGACTTCTCCCGACACATAAGGGATATTATAGAGAAGTTGTGTATGGTGAATCGTTTTCTGGGGAAAACTCAATTCTTCAGTCCCTTAGAATAAAACAATTATATTATGATTTCTCAGCCGACGCAATCGTATTGGATGTTGCATCTGGTGGTGGCGGCTTGCCGATGTATGACCAATTGGGGCAAATAACAAAAGACTCTGAAAGAGGGTTGGAATACCCTCCCATGACAATAATGCCACATCCGTCTATCGACGACGCTGTATACACAGAATTGTCCAAGAGAACTTTGGGTCTGAATGCTCTTCCTGTTGTTTATTGTATTTCAGCTACATCAAAATTAAACTCGGTCATGGCAGTCGAAATGCGCGACAAGTTGCAAAAGAAATTGTTTGGATTTCTTGTTGACGAAAGTAAAGCAGAAGATTATTTGATTAGAACGAAGCGTGGGGAATTTATGACAAACGATGATGTTTCTGCAAAAGCCTTTTTCATGCAACCATATGTGCAAACTTCTCTTTTAGTAAACGAAGCCATAAATCTTACCATGACTCTTACCGCAGGAAACATAAAACTATCGGAGCCAAACGGGGCAAGAAAAGACAGAATAGTTTGTTTGATGATGGGAAATTATTATGCAGGGTTATTGGATTCAGAATTATTAAAACAAACAGATACTTCCACAGATTTAGAGACAATGTTATCTGTAACGGCTATAATATAAAAACGGAGGTATAATGGCGGTTATAAATAAACATAAGACAACTTATACAACAGAAAATACTAGTACGCTTGTTCCAGACTTTACAATACAAACCACGTTTGGGCGTTCCATATCGGATACTGTAGTAAACACTGGAGATAAGTCATTAACGTTGGCCGTCCATGACGGAAACGAATCAGACTTGTCAGACGCCGTAGAAATAAAAACCGATGCTGATGTTCTTGATGGTGCAATAGGTTCCTATTCGTCAGACGTTGCAGTATTCGAATCCTATGGTTTATATCTAAATAGTACGGTTGCGGACACTCCGACAACTTGTTTCTTAAATGCTATCGTTAAAAATTAAAGAAGTTGGAGGATTAAACTTTGGCAAGAACACGTAAAACATCTACCGCCAATAACGAAGAAGTCCTCCTGACAAAGCAAGAAGTTTTTGATGTTCTTCGGTTTGCACAATCTCTGTATGGAGGATACTCTAACGTATATACTCCGGAACTTGTGAATTCCAGACTGAAAGACGTAACAATGTCTCCGCAAGTTGCAACTGCCGAGAAAATAAACGCGGCTCTTCAGAACCCAAAAGAGAACGAACAAAATCTGGTTGGCTTCAACGAATATTTGGAACTTACCAGTATGTTATACAAAAGAATGCTTTTGTATTTTTCTGGAATGTTATCTTTTGATTGGACTTATATATGCACAAACGCGGAAGACGATAAAGATTATAATTCATCTGCTTATAGAAAAGACTTAGCGGTTGTTAGGGACTTCTTTGATAGATTTAATGTTAAAGAGTCTTTTAAAATGGCACTGCGTCAAATGCTGCGGGCAGAAACATTTTTTGCCGTTCTAAGAGAAGACGGCAACAAATATGTGCTACAGGAACTCCCACAACAATACTGTAAAATAACTGGTCGATTTGATTACGGACTAGTATATGATTTTAATATGTATTGGTTTCTACAACCGTCTGTATCGTTGGATATGTATCCAAAGGTTTTCAAGAAACTATACAATAAGGTTTTTGGGTCGTCTACGACTTCAGGATATAACCCTGCCGCAAGAGTTGACGGAAGAACGGGAACCTATGTATATTGGACGCAAACAAGCCCCAAAGACGGTTTTATAGCATATAAACTTCTTCCAGAAGTTGCAACGAATATTCCGTTTCTATCTCCGTATATGTCGGACACAATATTACAGCCTGTAATACGAGAACTTCAACTAAACTCATATATAGCACAGGCCAGTAAAATAATTGCCGGGCAGGTTCCATTTTTAAAAGACGCAAAGGCAAGCGTCAAAGACGCTCTTGCTCTAGACCCGGTTACATTAGGAAAGTTTCTTGCCCTTATGAAGGCAGGTCTTCCTTCTGTCATAAAGATTGCTAGCGCTCCTCTTGAAAACATCGAAGGAATTGAGTTTTCAGGGGACAATGAAATTTATGATTCTTATCTTAGTACCTCTGCCAGTTCAACAGGTATAAATAGCAGATTGCTTTACTCGAAGGATAGACAGAACATATTGGAAACAAAAACTTCTTTGGATGTAGATTTGAACATACTTAGACCAGTATATTATCAATTTGAAAATTCTTTGGAATACTGGATTAATCAAAAAACAAAAAAGTTCAAGTTTAAATTTGTATTAGAGGGCTTTGAAACATCACTGGACAGAGATGCTAGATTTGAAAAAGTTAACAAACTTGCCGATTCCGGCATAGTATTAGAACAAAAATTTGCAAGTGCCATAGGGATGAATCCGTTCGACTTTAGACGAATGCTTGCTGAAGGAAAAGCGAACAAGTTTGTTGATAAACTAACTCCCATACTAAAATCAAATCAAATGGGAGCAAATAGAGAAGCAGGAAGACCTTCTGTCTCTGACGATTCTCTTGGCGACTCTGGCGCAGATACGCGCAACGTGGGTTCTAACGAAGAGAAAGAAGAAAGTTAAATTTTATCTTCTGTCTTCAAGTTTTTGATGCTTGCTGGCAGAAAACTAAATACGGAGGAATACAATGATTAGACTTACTACCGATGGTTCAAAGGTTTATGGCCTTTATTTCTTTACCCAATAGGTGAAAAATGGAAACTCTTTTAAAACAAGAGTTGAAAGAAGCATTACAATCTCAATTCGCTCACGAAGTTCTTAACTCGCATATCTACCTTTTTATTGCTTCCTTTCTACACGGAAAAGGGTTGGACAATCTAGCCAAACATTTTGAAGGCCAATGGAAAGAAGAGCAGGAGCATTCTCAGATTATATATTCCCTTATTACAGATTTGGGAGAAGTATTTGAAATACCTGATATTGATGGTTTTGGTATAGAATTTCCAACATTCCGTGCGTTGGCGGAAGCATATTTAGCAAGAGAAATCTTAACAACAGATTCATTGAATGAGATAAAACTTTTAGCACAATCGGAAGACTCTCCCAACCCTGTTGTAGAGGAACGAATACGAGAAATGATTTTGCTTCAACAACACGAGTATGAAGAAGCAACTTCCATGTTGGATAAAGCGATTCTGTTGCCCGAATGGTGGCAAGTTGCTTTATTAGATGGCGCAATGGATAAATAAAATGTATGTTTTAAACATTTCTACCATAGACCCTGAAAAGTATTATGTTTGTAACAGAGCAATTGCGAATTGGCTTATATATGAAAAAAGCCTTCCGTTGTTCGGAAGAACAGACAAGGGAGAATTTATATTTGCAAAAACCGAAGTATTCAAAGAAGTAATTGAACAAATTCCTTTTTATTTAAAAGTTACAAAGTTTGTATGGTAGGGAAGGGAGGTATATGACACAAAAATTATACTTTGATGTAGAAACTGCTGAGATAATCGACCAAGACCCCCTATCCCAATTCGCAACGGCTAGGATTATGGCTTTTTCTACTGGAAGAAGCAAACACGATACTGTATGCGACGAAGAAGCGCTTAGAAAGACAGCATATACCATTTACGAAAAGCCAATAGTGTTTGAGTACAATAATGCTTTTAGAGATTTTGGGACGCATACAAAAACTCCGATTATTTCGGGGTTTGTTGTTAAAGATAGCGCACGTTTTGTAAATCAACCAGACGGAAGAATTAGTCTAGAAGTTACTGCAAAAATTTGGAAGCGATATGCCCAAAAATTTATGGATGTTTTCTCTGACTCTGAAACAAAAAAAAGAAGTGTTTCGGTAGAGATTGAAATTATATCTTCGGAAGAAGATTCTAATGGATTTTTAAAACTCATTGACTGGGTTTATTCTGCCGTGTGCGTGCTTGGCGAACTTGTAACTCCTGCTTCTCCGGGGGCGGAAATAGAGATGCTATCTTTTTCCGAAAAAGAAAACAAAGAGTATCAGGAAGCCAAAGATGCAGAATTTTCTTCCAAATATGATGATATTGACTTTACAATTCCTTCTGATGTTAAGAAAAATGCAAAGCAAGGTCTTGCGCTAATAAAAGAGTATGGTCGCGGAGGAACTTCTGTCGGTCTTTCTACCGCAAGATATTTGACAAAAAATGATGTAGCTAGTCCTGAAAAAGTCAGACACATGGCAAAATATTTCCCTCGTCACGCCAACGACAATCTTGATGACAAAACAAGTAATGGTTGGATTGCCTGGCAATTATGGGGCGGAAATGCTGGCAGAAAATGGTCTGAAAGTTTGGCAAAACGCATGAATGAGGCAGACGAAAAACAGATGTCTTATTTCTCGCAAGAGAAAGGAAGAACAATGGATACTTTTTCATTAACATCCGCCCAAATTACTGAAATATTAAATTCATGTCTGAGCAACGAAACTTATGGAGAGAATAAATATAGAAAGTATTGGGTCGAAACATATGACGATGAATGTGTATATGTATACGATAATGAAACTGGATTTATTTATTGCGCTTCATATTCTCTAAATCAGGAATCGCTTACTGCAATAATAGATATGGAATCCAAACGCCGTGTGGTTCGCGGGGGGTATGAAGTGGTGGACGAAAACGGGAATGTTGTATTTTCAGACGAAATGGGGACAGGAAATTCTTTAGATGTATCAGAATCTTCAGAAGATTTATCGGAAAGTTCTTGGGGTTCTGTTGACAAAACTTCACTTAGAAAAGCTGTTTTAAAAGCAAGTAATTATAAAGCACTTGTCAGGAAGGTATATCTTTTAGTTGAAGACGGGTGGGAGGAACACCCTAGTTCGTCCTTGAAATACCCGGTGATGCAATTAAAAGACGGAAAATTAGTTTATAACAGATATGGATTATCTGCGGCGCTTCAGAGAGCGAAGGGCCAAGAAGAAACATCTGTTGTTAAAAAAGTTTTATCTCTATATAAGAAACTTAAGATAGAACAAAACGAGGAGGATGATTTAGATATGGCAGAAAAAGAAGTAACTGAAGAAATGGCCGCTGACGAAACTAAAGAAACTCCGAAGGAAGAGTCCGAAGAAGCACCCGAGGAACAGGAACAAGAAAAGGAAGAAGGAACCGAAAAAGAAAAGTTCTCTCTGAACGCTTGGGCTGATGTTGCCAGTGTTTTATCTTTCCTAGAGGAAGAAACAGACGACGCTTCTGAGGATGCTCAAAATATTCGTTTAGCCGCAGAAGAATTAAAGAAAGACAAATCTGATTTCGGAATTGTTTTTCGTGGGATGTATGCAAAGATGTGTAAGATGTCTGCTTTTGCAAAGGCTTGCATGGCTGAGAACGAAGACCTTAAGAAATTTAAGGCTTCTGTCGAAGAGGAAAAGAAGCAGTTTGCAGTAGATGTTACAATAAAGGAACTTTGCCAAAAGTTTTCTATTCCAGACGAGGTTGTTGCTGAAATGAAAACTTCTTCAAAAGACTTTTCGTATGAAAAGTTAAATGACTGGACAAACTCTGTAAAGGCTCGCGCCGTTGATTTTGCAGTAAAAACAAACGAAAATGACGGCGACCAGATAATCACTTACGCTTTTCCTTTCGGAGAAGCGTATAAGAATCCAGAAGAACTTTGGAATTAATTTAGGAGGAATGTTATAATATGTCACACTCAGTTTTAATTACAAAACAAATCGCTTCCATGAACGTAGACGCATGGAACCGTTCGGCTGTTTCAGCATCGGACGTGGACAATGGCAACATTGTTGTTTTGACTGGCAAGTCTGCTACCGCTGGTCAGAGCGAAGTATGGACAGCCGTTGTGCCCTCGACCAGCAATGGTCTTACCGGGGTGTGGATGGTATATGAGCCGGAAGTGGTTACAACCGTTTCGGGTTCTTCAAAATATAAGGGCTTAGACCCAGACCCAAGAAACTTCTATACCGTTGCTGGTACAGTGTTTTCGGTATTCAAACCCAAGATTGGTGATATTGTAGAACTTACTGCTGACGGTTTGGCTGGAACATACATTGCCGGTACTACCACGCACGCCAATGCCACAAACTCTACCGGCGGCCTGAAACCTCTTTGGGGCAACTCACAGACACCTTCGGTCTTTTCGATGAAACTTCTGGGAACAGGTTATGTTTCGATTGGCTCTGGGGCGATTGACAGCCAAAGAGTTACAACCTACATCTTCGAAGTTGTTGGGGAATAAGGTTTTAGAATTAGGAGGATTTATAATAATATGTCTATCACAAAAGTTCCATCACATGTAATTAACTTTGCCGGGGGCGAAGATAAAGTTGGTTTGTATAAGATGTTTTATGATTACTGGCAACACTCTCGCCACCTTGCAGGGGCGAAAAATGCCGAGTTTCAGAAGACTCGCACTACCCCTGACGGCAAGACCGTAGAAATTTCATTCTCGGAAAAAGAAGATAAGCTGAACGCTGAATTACGCAAGGAAATCATGCGTATTGCGGGTATTCCTTCAACCGAAGGTCTTCCTCTCGAAGCATGGGCTACTCATCCTACTCTGAGATGGGCTTCTTTCGCGGTTGTGAGCGCTCTGGTGGATATGATTCTGCCAGAAACAATGATTGATACCATCGGCATGTATACCGATGTACGCAATATCGGGTGGGGCGATTCTGCGGCTTTCGACATTAAGCCTCGCGACCTGTTTGTTGTTAGCAAGGTCGGACGCGCCAAGCGCACAACCGAACTGCACAAGCAATATGAGGGTCAGGTAACAGTTACGCCAGAACCCCGTCAGTTGGCCGTTTCGACAAGCCTCTATAGAGTTCTTGCTGGAAAGGAATCTCTCTCTGAACTGGTTATGAAAGCTGTTCGCTCACTGGAAACCCAGATGACCTATGATGTATATGGGGCATTTGCTACTGCAATGGATGCCATTAGCAATACCGCCTCAACCGGCTTGCGCGTTGCTGGTTATAGCCAGGCCGAATTTGTGCGCTTAAGCCAAACCGTTTCCGCGTGGAATGGTGGCGCTAAGGCGGTTGCTATTGGTACACAAGCCGCCCTTGCGAATATCCTTCCCGCCGATGCTAACTATCGATATGATTTAGTTGATAGCGAATACGTTAAACTCGGTTTTATCCGAAACTTCCAGCAAACCGATATAATCATGCTGCCCCAAGTTGCCGATTATGCTACTCCGTTTGGCCTGAAGTTGGCCGATAATCGCATTTGGTTTGTTTCTCCTTCGGCTCAAAAGCTGGTGAAACTCGTTCTGGAAGGTTCGATGCTGGCTTACACAGATGATGTGTATAAGAACGCCAACCTCATGCAGAACAGCAATTTGGTCAAGTCTTACGGCGCGGCTATTGCTACGAACGCCGTTGCTGGTACTATCACCCTTTCGTAAGTATGAAAACTAGGGGGAGGATGACTCCTCCCCCTTTATGACATAAGGAGAATCGAAGTGACTCAGAAAAGAACTACCACAAGAGCCTCTGCTAGAGAAGAAAAAGAAAGACTCGCTAGAGAAAATGAGGCTCTTAAATTGGAATTATCCAGATTGCAATCAATCAAAGGAGAACAAGGAGGTTTAGAAGAAACACGAATTCCGTTAGATGAATTAATTCCCGTCATGTCATTGCTTCCTTATACCCTTAACTTATCTACGTTAGGGAACGGAAGAGGAAAAGAAATAAAATTTACACAATACGGACAAGTAAAGCAAGTCCTTTATCAAGATGTTTTGGGAATTCTCGAATATCATTACAGTTTTGCAGAATATGGTTATTTTATAATTCTGAATGAAAAGGTAGTGCGAAAACACGGACTTCAAGATGTTTATTCTAAAATCTTAACAAAAGACAAGATTGACCAAATACTTTCTGGTTCAAAATCATCGGTAGAACTATATTCAATTTCAAACCCTGAACAGCAAAAAACGATTGTGGGAATGTTGATTGAGAAACTACGAGACGATGTCGATTCTGTTGACTTGAATGTGGTTGACAAAATTTCTAGACTTTCTGGGGTAAATATTGCCCAAAAAGCCGAAGAAGCACGGGACCTTATGCGAAAAGATACGGCGGAGGAATAATCTCCGCCACAAATTCAGGAAAGGAGGAAACAAAACTTGGGAACAACATTTAGTGAAGTTTATGACTCCTTTATGATGACTGTTACTGATTATACTTTAATAAATCTCTTCAACGCCTCTCCCGCAGACTTTGAAACATATATGTCTGCTTTTTTAGTGAAGGGGGTAGAAGATTTCAAAGGAACGTGTGACCAAGACCTTTCCTATACGAACTTTGAATTTACAGAAGTTTTATATCAGAAAAACATCGACATGCTTGTGCTATTGATGAAAAAACATTGGCTTGAAAAACTAATTGACGATATAAAGCAGATGAATTTGGCAGTAACAGATAAAGATTTTAGAAGATATGCAGAAAGCCAGAACATGCGGGAAAAACAAAATCGTTATATTCTGGACTTGGAGGAAGTATCTCAACAATTGTCAAATTATGCCCTAAAGCATACAATAGATTGGACACAATGGTTTAATGGAAACTTTTACGTTCCATAAGGAGGGATATGCCTTACACATATAAATATATTCCTTCCGGAACGCCCATACAGCTTTCGCCAAAAGAGGACTATTTGTTGCTCACCCAAAAAATAATGGATGATTCTTTTTACAATGCGTCGGACTGGTTTACAATCGAAGAAGAAACAACGCTTGGTTCGGGTGTATATCAAGAAACAGATGTACGCATAAACTATGCCATAGATTCAACTACAGGAGAACGTGTCGGAGATGATTTTAAAAAGATAATCTTTCCGGATATTAATCATTATACGTCCATTGGGCTTCAATACAGGTTTGACAACAATATATGGTTGACCGTTGAAGTCGATAAAATAAAAACAATGGCGGCAACGGCTACTGTGAAAAGATGTAATAATACCCTTCGCTGGATGGATGATAATGGGGCGATTTATTCTGTGCCTTGCTCGATAGGGTATTTGATAAAGGAAAACAGAGACTATTCAACCGCAGGTTCGGCATTGACCGTTCCTGCCGGCATGATTGAGGTCGTTACTCAATACAACGAATTTTCAAACAAGATAAAGCCAAACCAAAGATTTTTGTTTGGTAATTCGGGAAATTGGACTGCTTACAGAATTGAAGGTGGTGGTATAGCTAATTTTAATCTCCTAAACACAAACATCTTGAATAGTGCCGGAATTATACGGTTCAGCATGGTTGTTGACTATTCAAACCCTGATACGGATGATTTTGTTTTAGGAATTGCAAACTCTACTTCTAAAAATTATGAAATAACCTTAAATACAAACTCTTTGTCTGGTGAAATTTCTCAAGGGTTCCAGTTATTTGCTGAAGTAACGTTAAATGGGAACACTGTAAATAGAAATCTTGTTTGGAGCAGTAATGATGTGACAAAAGCCATAGTAAATAATATGGGTTATGTTACTCTGCTCGATACCGGAAGTGCTACTATTACATGTAGCCTAGAAAACAACGCTTCCGTTTATGCAACATGTTTGTTTACAATAACCAATACTCCGTCAGACACATATACGATACAAATATCCCCTTTGAAGAATTACGTCTTGGAAGGGCTTACAGAAACATTCTTAGTTTATCTATATAAGAATGGAATACAGCAAAGCGATTCTATATCTTTTTCATTGGCCTCTAACAGTGTTCCTAGTTCTAAGTATACTTATACTGTTATAGATTCCCATAGTTTTAGTATAGAAAACAAAGGAATGTATCTAACTGACACTTTAGACGTGACTGCTACCTCCGGTTCAACGTCGGAAACTTTCTCGATATTGTTAAAGGGAGGATGGTAGCATGACGATACAAAACTCCTATGCTGGTTATCAATATTTAGATGACTATAGTTATAATTGTATAAAGTATTTAATGGACAACGACGAAGAAGTTTGGAAACTTTTGAAGCACACTTCTCCGGATGCTTGGAATATGCCAAACCTTACATATGAAGAAAAAGCATCTCTTATATATAATGGGGCAGACGACACTTCAAAATACAAGGTATTTTTGGATATGGGGTCTCCTGATGTTTTGACGCGGGAGGACTGTCTGATTAGAATAAGCCCCCATTCAGTTTTTCCTGAGAATAGGGTTATAGGAACTGTCAATATGATATTTGAAGTTTATGCAAACTACCATTGCAACACTTTAAGTAACTATAAGACCAGAGTTGATATGATAACCAGAAGATTTTTTCAGGTTTTTAACGGTGTAGAAATCCCCGGAATGGTTGGGAAATTATACTTTGACAGACTGGCAAGCGAGTCTAACAGAATGGAGTGGGGAGGCCAGTCACCTTGGCGCGGCAGATGGATAATCTTTTCCGGAAAGGCGACATAAAGAATGAAAAATCTTTATACCTTTGACCTTCCAGTTACCTACAAGGGGATTAAACTATATCCGGCAAAAGTAAAAGATTATTATCTTTTTTTTACGTTTATACAACCATTATTTCTTGAACGCGCAAGCGATTCTAATCCTATGGTATCTCTCACCATGACAAGACTAGAATACATGTTATATAAATCGCTTGCTAGAGATGAAAATGGTCAAGACAAATTTACCGAAGGAAGCCCTGCCGAAATGTTTGTAAATCTTTTGGGTTTGCTGACGAACGCGGATTCGGACTTTCATGTAGTGTTCGGGTTTGGTAAAGATAAAAAACCTACGTTTACGATTGGAACAACAACATATACATCTGATGATTATGAAAAAATCAGGGAGATTATATGTGAACAAAACGATGTTCCATTACCTGACGAAAACATACAATTGAACGTTCGTAGAGAAATTGAAGAAGCCAGAAGATATAAGGATAAACTACGAGGAACAAAAATAGCAAATTTTGAGGAACAAATGGTTGCCTTATCCTCTTATACTGGCATTTCTTTAAACCAAATATATGAACTTACAATTCGCAAATTTTATCTTTACATAAAAAGAGTAACACATATGATTTATCAGGACGCATATCTGAAAGCATCACTTTCTGGAATGGTCGAGTTTAAAGATAAATCAATATTACAAGGGTGGTTATCTGAGATACAGGAAAGTAAAAACTCGGATGTGACATTGGACTTAGAAGAAGTCCAAAATAAAATATCCGGAGCCTCTACGGGAGGCTAAGATTATAGGAGGATATATAAATTATGGCAATTAGAAAATTCTTAACATCTGTTGCTGATGTGTATGCGTATGATGCCAGCGACAACCTTCTCTTTAGCGCTAAAACATTATTGGATTCCAGTATTGATGTAAAGGTTGGCTCAAGCGAAGTTCGCGGCGGGCGCGGCAACTCGCTACTCTACGTTTATTACCACACAGGCGCAATGAGTATTGCCCTTACAGACACCCAATTTAACCTTGGTTTCTTGGCTGAGACTGTAGGCGCAAGCGTAGTTACAGGTAATGATGTTTACACTGAAGAAACTGTAACTCTAAATTCTAGCAAACAAGGAACTGTTACGGGAACTCCTTTGGCTCTTCCGAACAGTGGCGCAATTTATGGTTGGCTAACTCTTCCGGGCGGGGATGTCGAAAAGGTTACATTTACTGGAAGTACCTTTACATCTGCCAACGGGTCAAATGGCGATGTGTGTTGCGTAAGATATTACCACACTAACTCGGCGTCTAGAAGTATTACAATTCCGGCCAACATTCTGCCTTCCAGTGTTAAACTAGTCATGGAAGCGTCTTTAAATTCTGGCGACCAGGCGGGAGCAAACAGAATTGGAACCCTTCAAGTTCTTGTTCCTCGCGCCCAATTGAGTGGCGCATTTACCATTTCTCTAAAGAGCGATGGTGTTAGCAATACTCCGCTGTCCGCTATGGCGTTGGCTGACACAGACCTGACTTCTGCGGCCTGCTCAAGCGAACCGCTGTATGCAAAGATTACTGAAATAATCGACAACGTAAATTGGTATGATGAAGTTACGGCCTTAGCCATTGACGGCGGTGATTTCGCATTAACCCATCCCGCTACTAAAACACTTAAAGTTTGGGCAATTAAGGGCAACTCCAACGACGCTCCCTTCCTTGCCCCTGTAGCCGACTTAACGTTTACATCGGGAACAACTGCTACAGCCACAATTGGCTCTCACACAGGGGCCGTCACGACTGTGGCCGGCGGGACAACCTTACTTAAGGCGGTTATTACAAGCAAGACATCGATTGAAGCTAGTTGTACGTTGACTGTTTCCTAATGATTATTGATTGGAGGGGAGGAGAACTCCGCCCCTCCAATTATAAAAAGGAGGACTGATGCCAGAAAAAGATTTAACTAAGGAAAAAGATGTAAAAGAAGTCCAGTGGCAGGATAAGCCCTCTGCTACAAAGAAAAGAACTGGACAAGTGGTTCTTGTTATTCCAAACAAGCGTATAGTTATAGAATATGGAAATGCCTTGGGTACAGAGATTCCATATAACGACACAAAACACAAAAACATTAAGATTGGCGACACGATAGAGTTTTAACGGTATAGGGAATGCTATTTACGGACATTCTTGTTTTAGCTTCTCCCCTTCCGATAATGTGTTTGTGTCTATATACCCTGTACGGTTTGATTGAAATAAATAAATATTTCGATATGTGGGAAATTAAAAGTTTATACCCCATACCGATAGCGTTTATGTTAACGTATTTTATAATATTTATAATAAATCCAGATATAGAAACTTCTAGGATTCTTGTTAGACTTTGTGTAATCTTCTCTTTCTCATCAAGTTCTGCTACACTTTATTCCTATTTAAAACAAAGAAGGGGAAAGCCCAATGTCAAAGTTCACCGACACTAACATTGTATCTATCATATCTGGATTTTTTACGGAAGACAAATCTTGGCAGGGGTTTATTTATAGTGTAATAGCTCTTTTCGTTGGCTTATTCAGCACAATTATATCTCGTTATATAGATAAGCGAAAAACCCCGAAAGAGAAGGAACAGGACGAATTTAAAAACATGACGGATGCTTCTATTGAACTTATTGCTAACGCCAGAAGCGTATCCGACATGGCAAGAGATTTATTAAAAGACCAAGAAGATATTTTTCAAAAGAAAATTGAATTGGCTATTTCTAGAGCAAAAGATGATTGTAGCGACCAAATTTCTTCTCTGAAAGAAGAATATCAAAATGTAATTGCTACAATGGGGTTACAAATAAAGGTACTTCAACGCGAGAAAGATGAACTAACTAAAAAAATAGACGTTTTAGAGAAAGATAACAAAATTTTAAGCGAAAAGGTATTGGAACTTCAGACACGTTTAAAGAAATACGAAAAAATGGGCACAGGCCCGTTATCTGATAAGACGATAAAAGAGTAATTTTAACGGAAAAAGGATGCACATATATGGATAAGAAACCTACTACCCTGCCCGCCGGCGGGTATGAGAAGGTTGTGTACGGCGATTTTGTTGTGTTTGTCAAACCATTTCTATCTCAAAGTGAGATGGAGGCGTTGATTGTCTCTTATATAGAGGATTTTATAAAAGGCCCGTCTTTCACCAATCATAAAGCAGAAATGTTCTTGATGATGGAAGTTATGAGTAGATGCACAAACATAGACATGTTGGCTCAGAATGAGGGCGGACGCCTTCTAATTGGCCCAGACGAAATGTTTGAAAACTATGATTTATACGAACAAGTAATTTCTAAAATAAAGAATTATAAATATTTTAGAAGCCTTCTGGATTTCTCTGTTAGTGAGATAATGGAACAACGCAGATTAGAACTTTCTTTAGGGAGAGTAGTTGAAAACGTATCCGAAAAGATTTTGGGAGCAATAACCAATGTTGCTAACGGAGGATTATCGGAAGATTCCATAAAGTCCATCCAGAATCTTCTTAATCAGGTAAATTCTTCCCCTGTTGTTAATGAACTAGCTTCTATCATGAAGGAAGGCTCTAAAACAAAAAAGCCCTCACGCCCAAGAAAACCAAAGGCTAAATAGAATGAGTAGAGACTTGGGAAGATTGATTAGAACTACCTCCGATAAATGCCCTCTTTGTAAAAAGCCGTTACAGGTTAGAGCGAGAATAAAAACTTCTCGCTTTAAAGACAAACAAATAGAAAAAGAAATTCAATATTTGTCCTGCTCTGGTCAAGGATGTGAATACGAATCTTCTCTTAAACAAAAAGAGAGAAAGGTTCATCCTAACAAGTACGAGGAGGATGAAAATGGTCTTACAAAGTCGTCAAGAGATAGAAATGCTGGTAGAGCAAAGGGCCAGAGAAGCAATCGAGGGCGCTTCTAAAGAAATTTTGGAAATATTTAAAAAAGACTATGTTCAAAAAATGGTTTATGATTCTCACGGAAAAAATGTGAGATATTATGCCGATACAGGTAGACCAACAGGAGAGTTTAAAGATGCGTGGGAATGGACTCCTATTGAGAGAAATATAAACTCTTTAGTGACAGAACTTTTTTACAATCCAGAACTAATGTCTTTTGATGCTTCTAAATTTTTGCATGGTTCAAAATACGGAGACCCACAGGACGCGACAGGTGATTTAGATGTGATATTAAACAAGGCAGGAAGAAGTAGCTCCTTGTGGCTGTCTGTTGATAGACCCGTTGCATATTTTGACGAGTTTATCAGGGAAATTTTCGACAGTGGGGAAATGAAAAGAATTTTAGTTAATCATTTCGTAGAAAATGGTTTTATAGAAGTATAGGAGGACACATGTCTTTTACAGATTTTCTAGTTTGGCTTACTGCTGGCGGCTCAATCATTGCCGTTAGCTGGCTTTGCGAAAGATGGGTTTGGTTTGGACTTCAGACCAAAGAGCTAAAGCAATACATCATTTTTGGGGCATCCACAGCGCTTTCAATTGCGGCTCACGTATTTATAACGTATGCGAGCCCGGAACTTATTGTAATGCTCTCTCCATACTTTATGATTATAAGCGCAACCTTCGTTAGTATTTTCATCGGACAAGTATTTTTCAAGAGCATGAAAAAAGAATCTAAGGGCTAATAACCAAAAAGGAAATAAGACTGGTATAAAAATACCAGTCTTATTTTTTACGGAATTCAAATTATGATTATTTGTTTTGATTTGTCGTTATCCAATACGGGCGTTGCAATTTTTGATGCTGACGGAAGGTGTATTAAACTGTTAAGCATAGACACGCAAAAGGAAAAAACACATCCTTTGAAACTTCGTAAAATTGAAAAAACATTACGCTCGATAAAGAAAAAATATAAACCATCTGTTGTTGTAATAGAGGAATCTTTTACAAGATTTAACAAATCCACCCATGCGATATATAAAGTAAGGGGGATAACCGAACTTATATTTTATGACGCAGAACAAGTATGCTATCACGCAACAACGGTTAGAAAAGAAGTTTTGGGACGGGGGAATTTGAAAAAAGAAGATTTGAGAAACTATATTGTGGGCCATTATGAGAATATAACATTCTCAGATTATGACCAATCAGACGCTTTTGGATTAGGATTATGCTATCTTAAAAAACGTGGAGTTATAAAATGAGCAATGAAGAAAAAAACAGAATTGATGAAATAACGGATGAACAGTGGAATTCTGTTAACAAAGAAAATAGAAAAATAGTTGATGAATTTTTACGAGAATCCATACAATTAAGCCCACAAACCTTGAAACAGTATAAATCGGCGCTTAAAATATATTTCCATTGGATAAAAAATAATGCGGACGATAAAGTTTTTCATCAAATAAAAGCAAGAGACTTTATGCTGTATCAAAATTATTTGATAAGAAATGGCCTGTCATCTTCGGCGGTTAAATTCAAAAGAAGTGCGGTCAGTTCTTTGAACAATTATATCATACTTTATTACGGAGACGATTACCCCCATTTCAGACAATACATAACAAAGGCTATTGCGACTCCTCCGCCTTTATTTGTTCACGACAAAGAACCTTTAACATTAGAAGAATATGAAAGTTTATGCGCGGAATTAGAGCGACAGGAAATGTATCAGCAATTAGCCTACATACGAGTATCTTTTGCCACAGGCGCAAGACGCGCCGAAATACGACAATTGTTAAAAGAAATTACTTCGTATGAACCGAAAATTGTAACTTCAGAAAAAGGTGAAGTAAAAACTTATTTTACTCATCCTATAAGATGTAAGGGACGTGGGCCGCAAGGAAAAGTTCGAAAACTTCAGTTTGACGAAAAAGCGATGAACGCGATTAAGAAATGGCTAGAAATTCGCGGAGAAGATGATTGCCCTTATGTGTTTGTAACAAAAAGAAATGGCCTATGGAAGCAAGCAGGCGAGACTCTATTCAATAGTTGGTCAGATACATATTTTTCAAAAATTGTAGGGAGAAGATTCCACCCTCATCTTTTAAGAGAAAGTAGGGCAACCACACTGGTTGTAGAGCAGGGTAAGGATATTAAATCTGCCCAGAAATTATTAGACCATAAATCATCTACAACCACAGAAATATATGTAATACGAAAAGATGAGGAGGACGCTGACGACGCTTTTATTTAATATTCTCTCTTTTAAGAGAACGAAAGGAGGACATATATGGCGGGAAAATCAAAATTGCGAGTACAGTTGGGAGCAGAGTTTGATGTAGACAGTGGAATAGCCAAGGCGCAAGCGGACGCTTCTAAAAAATCTATAACTATTCCGTTGAAATTTAATTTCGATACAAATGACATAGAAAAAAGATTTCAAGAGATAAAAAGTTCCGTTGATTCAATGGCGTCAATGACGGCCAAGAAAAACGCATTGGGAGTAGTTGACCAATATACATTAAACTATGTAGACCAATATAAAAATAAATATTCTGAAATATGGAGATTAACAGAATCCATAGACGCAACTACCGGAAAGACCGTTGAAAAATGGGTAAGTACATCTCGCGTCATGGACGGGGTTGGTGCTAGACAAAAAGAGCTAAATAACTCATTACAAAAAGCCAACGAATTTCTAGCAAAAGCCGCTAATATGGATAAAACATCTAAGGTAAAAGCGGCAATGGCGAAAGCCGAAGAGATAAAGGTTGCCGTATCCGAAGGAGACGTAGCCAAAGTTGCGGCGCTTACTGAACAATTTAAGGAAATGCAAGCAGGCTTGACGGGGGCGAAAGTTGGCTTGCAAAGCTGGTCTGAAAGTTTAGGGAGAGCGATAAAGCAAACGGTTAGTTATGCCATAACAACCGGAGCCTTATATACGGCACTAGCTCAACTAAGGCAAGGGCTACAATATGTAGTTGACTTGAATAGAGAAATGGTCAACATTCAAGTTCTTCAGGTACAGGGAGCAAGTAGCCCCGGAGAAGTAGCCGCCCTTGCAAATCAATATAACGTTTTGGCAAAAGAAATGGGTGTTACAACTCTAGAGGTTGCCAAGGGTTCAACGGAATGGTTGAGGCAGGGCAAGACAATTGCAGAGACACAGGAACTTTTACGTTCTACACTAATGCTTAGTAAGTTAGGGGCGTTGGACTCTGCACAAGCAACCGAATATTTGACTTCTATTCTGAACGGCTTTCAGATGGAAGCAACAAAAGCCGAGGATGTTGTTAACAAACTTGTCGCCATTGACAATATGGCGGCGACCAGTTCTGGCGAATTGGCAACCGCAATGCAATATTCTTCGGCGATTGCAAAGGACAGTGGCGTAAGTTTTGAAAAATTAGCCGCCATGATTGGCGTTGTGTCCAGCACAACGCGGCTCAGCGCGGAGATGATAGGCCAAGCCTTCCGAACTATGTTTGTCAGAATGCAATCAGTAAAAGCCGGCGAGATTGATGAGACGGGAATGTCTCTCAACAATGTGGAAAAAACCCTATCTGGCATTGGAATATCGCTTAGAGATACCACAAAGTCTTTTAGACCGTTGGAAGATGTTATAGCGGATGTGGCGGGTATATGGGGGCAATTAGATGAAGTAACAAAGGCACAAATATCTAATGCGATTGCTGGTCAACGGCAAGCCCAAATGTTTGCTGTCCTCATGCAGAATTGGGGAGATATGGCAAAGTACGTGGGAGCGGAAACCGCTTCCGCCGGACTTGCACAAGATAGATATGCCATTTACTTACAAGGCGTCGAAGCGGCTCAAAATAGAGTAACCGCATCGTGGGAGCGCCTTTCACAAACCGCTGTTTCGAGCGGAGCCGTTTCGGACTTATATAACACCCTTGCGGCAGTTTTAGACTTGATGAGTCAAATGGGCGGAATTCCAACCATTCTAACTGTAATCATTTCATCCCTCACAGCCTTCAACGTCACAAGCCTGGCTACAACAGCGGGTATAACGACTATGACAGACGCTTGGGCAGCTTTAGAATCGGCGTTTGAAGCAAATCCTTTGGGGTTTGTGGTGATGGGGATTGGTGCGGTTGTATTAGCACTCAATTACTTAAACGAAACAACCGAAGAAACAAGAATTCGTTTACAAAATCTTCAGCAAGAGGTGTCCGCCACTAGAGGTTCGTTATCAAAACTATCTACTCAAAAATCTACAATACAAGATTTGTGGGGAGAACTTGAATCGCTAAATGCAAAGACTAGTTTAACAAACAGCGAACAGCAAAGATTTTACGAAATTCAAAGTCAAATTCGAGACATCCTTCCCCAAGTATCCGGGTATTATGATGAGCAAGGCCAATTCATAATAAATGAAAGCGTAAATCTTCAAGAACTATTAGCGCTCAAGCAAGAAGAAATAGATATTGAAAGAGAAAAACTTGCTTTACAAGCCAATAAAAATATAGAAGAGGAAATAGAGGCATATAAGAACCTCCGAAAAGAGATGGAGTTATTCAAAAACGGGCCTCAGATGTATTTGACAAAAAAGTATGGTTCTAGAGAACAGCAAGAAGATAAGATAAAAAACGACCTGCTTGTTCAAAAAGAATACATAAATCAAATAAAATCTAACTATTATTCTCTCGAAAAGACTCAACAAGAAGTTCTTTTGTCCATGCTGGAAAACGGGGACGCGCTTGACCAAGAAATTGCAAGACAACTAAAGAGCGTTGCAGATACCGTAAACGATACAAAAGGCGAAATAACAAACGGGGCACTTACAACCTCTCCTGATATGGCTCCTTTTGTCTCAGGCGTTGCCGACGCAATGAACACTCTTAAAGACAAAGTAGTTCAAATGATAAAGGACATGAAGAACGCCGAAAAAGACGCTCTTCAGGATGAACTACGAGACTATAAAGATTACATTGATGAGCAAAAGCAACTAGCTAAAGACGCTTACGATGCTAAAAAAGCATATCTTGACGAAGAAAAAAAGCAATTAGATAGGCAATACGAAAACGAGAAGCGTAATCGTGACGCGCGAAAAAATGCAATTAAAGACCAGTTAGACGCTTATAAGAAAATAATCTCTGCTCAAAAAGAAATATTGCGTCAGCAAAAAGAGCAAGCGGATTATGAGAAAACTCGTGAGGATAAGCAAGAAAAACTCGCAAGACTTCAGGAAGAAATTCTAACACTAAGTCTTGACGATAGCGCAGAGGCGCAAGCCCAACGATTACAACTCGAACAAGAGGCCGCAGATTTACAGGAAGAAATAAACAACGATGCGGCAGACCACCAATACGACTTGGAGCAAAACGCTCTTGACCAAGAACAACAAAACGCAGAAGATAGCGCACAAATACTCTTAGACCAAATCGAAAGGGAACAAGAAGCCGCAGATTTACGCCACGAGCTAAAACTTAGAGAAATCGAAGATGCTCAGGATGCGGCAAAGCAAGAATATGACATATTGGTTCGTTCTCTGGAAGACCAGTATAATGCTAAAGAAAAGCAACTAAACGACCAAATTGCCGCAATTGACGCTTATCTAGCCAAAGAAGGGCAAATAAACCAAGACGCTATGGATATGATTAAAAATCATAGCGAAGAATTATATGCCCAACTTATTCAATGGAATAAAGATTATGGTACAGGTATAGATAATGATATTATAGCCATATGGGAGGCGGCAATAGCGAAGGTTCAGGAATATGGGGATGCGGTTAACGCTCTCCCCTCTTCTCCAACTACCGAGTCCCCTTATATTGGTACTGGCACTAATAACATGGACGACGATTGGAAAGAGCATCATAGCGGAATTAATGCAGGTGTTGTTGGGGGATTAAGGCTTAAGTCCAACGAAGAATTCATAAAAGCATTACGAGGAGAAGTGTATGTTACTCCCAAACAAGCTGATGAATTTATGACCAAGAATCTTCCACGAATGATTTCTTCTGCATCTTACACTACAAATAACAACTCAGGTAGCCCGCAAATATCGATAAGTTTTCCGGTAGCCGGAAACTTAGATAAGACAGTAATACCAGAGATAGAAAAAGTCGTAAAGAAAGCGGTTGAGCAACTAAATAAAAATCTACTTATACGCGGAATGAATCGCCGCGCAGAATCTTTTTCACTATAAAGGGCCGTAACTGGCCCTTTATAGTTTAAAGGGAAGGAGGATAAATGGCTTTTTTTGGACGAAGTTTTATATATGACGGAGTTCCTAGTGAAACTTACGGACTCTATATATCCAATATTGATGCAAGTGCCATAAACGAATCTATGGCTTCTTCGTCGATGGAAGTAAAAGAACAAAAAATTTTTAGGCGACCTGCCCCCTATTTTCTTGGGGCAACACCCTCTCCGAAATTACAGTTTGAGTTTTCTGCTATGAGTGAAGACGAAATTGATGCAGATACTTTTCAACTAATATCGAGATGGCTATTTAGTTCCAGAGACTATAAAAAATTACAGATAGACCAAGAGGATATACGAAATATTTATTTTAATTGTATGCTTGTTGACCCGAAAATAATAAGAGTTGGAAATCTTATAAGAGGTTTTTCTGCCACTGTTCAGTGTGATTCCCCCTTTGCGTGGATGTATCCCAGAACGAATGTTTATACTTATACCGACCCGAATGTAAACAATAGCCCTATAAATTTTTATAACGCCTCCGACGATGCGGGCTCTTATCTATATCCCGACTCGCTTATAATTACAATGAATAACTTTGGGGGAGATTGCACTATAGTTAATATGGACGATAACAACAGGCTTTTTTATTTAGCAAATCTTTCTCCTAATGAAGTTATAACTATGAACTGTAATCTGCAAACAATTTCAAGTTCAACAGGATTAAAAAGATTGGGAAATTTCAATAAGAACTATTTAAGACTTGTTCCGGGAATAAATCACTTACTTGTTTCGGGAAACATTTCTTCGTTGTCAATGACAACAAAATTTATAGCAAAAAAGATTGCAGGATAGGAGGGGCACATGAATGTTCTTTTCGATATATTTGGGCAAAAAGAAGTGCCAAGCATGGTCTTATGT